AAACAACGCAGGATTAATCCTGTAAATTCCAGTCATACCTTTCATATGTATGTCTCCTTTTATAAAAAAATAATACCGGCAGCGAGACTCGAACTCGCACTGCTCATAACAATCTGGGCTTAAACCAGATGTGTCTACCAATTCCACCATACCGGCATACGGAGGCACTGCCTCCATTCGCTAATTATATACGGAGCCTGTGGGATTCGAACCCACGCGCCGTTGTTAGCGGCCTGTCAGTTTTCAGGACTGATCTCTTCATCCAACTTGAGTAAAGCTCCAAAACAAAAATGAGCAGAGTAGGAGTCGAACCTACGGTGTTTCTAATGTGACGGATTTACAGTCCGTTGCTATCGCCACTAAGCACATCTGCCCATAAAAATAGGAGAGTAGATTGCTCCACTCTCCATAATAAAAATCATATTAAATTATTTCACAAAAAATTATAAATTATCTACGACTTTATTCCAATACTGTAGACGAGCTTTAACGCCAGCAGAAGCAGTAGTTCCAGACTGTACGAGCTGTTTATATGCTTCATTGGAATCATAATTTTCAATGAATTCATCTACGGCAGCACTAAATTTACGGAAGTCTTTGCTGTCTTTTAAGCATTTATATCCAGCATAAAGAATCATTGGAATAGAAGTAGATTTTACTTTAATTGTATCACCCGTATTCAGAGTGTCCAATACATCAGTCAATGTACTGATATCAGCAGCGTTAATGTTTTCAGCATACCAAACAACAAAACTGTCGATATCTTTAGCTCTAAATGATGTGAAATCATTTTCTTCATCTGTATTAACTAACATAAGTGTCTCACGTACCAGATCACGCTGAACGTCTTTCTTATACTGTGCATCAGTAAGGACTTTCTCAAAGAATTCATGATCAGCAAGATTGAAGATAATATCACTTACTTTTTCACTCTCAATAGCAGTACGTTTCTGAGTGTTATTCAACGGTTTACCATTATTCTGACGAGTAAACATTTCACGAATATCTGCCTCTGTACAATCTGTAAACACATAAATTGTCATTTCGTAATCATTCAGTTTATCCTGTACGGCCTCATCAAGCTGTGTATATTTTTTGCCAGCGATCTCGTATACTTCACCATCAATTGTAACAGGTTTTAAATCTTTTGCCAATCTAAAACCATCTTCTTTAAAGAAATCTCTTACGGTGGTAGCTCTCTGAACGCCATCGAAGATTCTTCTGACGTCATCAGAGCCTACTTCGCATCTAACTGGATCAATCGGATATGGGCGAAGCATAGAGTCAATCAGTAAGCTTTTCTGACGATTGCTCCACTGATTTTCCTGGCGTTGAAACTTGTGTTTCATACTGTATTTTACTTTGTTAATATCTTTAGTAAAGTTCTTCGCGCTTTGATGTTTTACTACATAATCCATACAAAATTACCTCCTGTATTTGATAATTTCACATTATCACAATAGGAAAATTTTGTAAAGGTACAGTACGTCCTTTTTATAAATATTTTTGCGATTTTTTGTATTTTTTGACGTCGCACATTTTCTCAGGTTTGTGCCAATACCGATTCCTAGACGTCAGTAGGAGATTGCAGTTTACGTGTTGCTGCACGACCATCCATATTTTACTATTGACAGATTTTTCCTCTTATCATATAATCTAAATGTGGAAGTCCACCCAGGCGTTTTGTTTACGGCTGGATGAAATGTTAAGGATTTTTCAGAGTCGCACCGGAGCAGTGATGCTTCGTTATATAGATACCCTTGCTAAGAAAGGAGGGTGATGCGATATAGATACATTTCTAAGATTTTTCAAAGATACATATACAGCGATCTGTAATAACAGTTTGTTATCCGGAATCGCTGCCGGGATAGTTCTAATGTTTTTACAGAATATCATCCCAACGAAAAAAGACCGCTAATTAAGCGATCCTTTTCGTTCAAACTTTAAAACAGCCGTCGTCTTCGGCTCTGAGAAATCCATCTGGATGGACATCCCAATTTTATATTCGATTTATTGGAAGCCACTTGACAATCAAGTGGTTATTTTATTTATTTGAATAATTATGTAGTTCAGTTCTTAACTCTGTTTCTATACGTCTACAAACAAAATACCATGATTCCCAACAAATGTCAAGTCAAGTCTTGACAAATGACAAATTTGTAGTAGAATAGACAACCTGCTGAATAAGTCAATATCTGATCTATATTATATTATTCTCCAGATGAGATATTATAAATCAGACAAAGATTTCTGCTCGACTTTTCTTATTCCATCTTCGCAAAAATATTTCTCAAATTCTTCATCAACTTCAATATCCTTGTAAACACTTACCATATCAAGAGAAGACCAACCAATCAACATTTGAATAACGTTGTCTGGAAGACCACTTCGAGAGCAAGCGGTTGTAAAGAAATGACGTAAGCTGTGGAAATAAAAGTCTACTCCTAAAATTCTGCTAAACGTTTCAGCCCAACTATTAAGTGTTTTTGCACTCATTGGCTTATCTATATATTCTCCGCTGACTTTCTTTGGGAATAACCATTCTGATTCAATTCCATGTTCTTTTCTATAATTCATCCATAAATCAAGATATGGTTTGAAGGGTTTGGAAAGAACATATGCTGTTAGCATTTTTCCACGACTTCCACGCCCTTTAGTTTTTATTTTTTCTGGAGTTTTATATAGAGATCCATAAATAATATTTTTGTCATCGAAGTAATTTACCTTAAATCTCGGTAATTCACTTTTTCGACGTCCAGAATTCATTGCTAAAGATAACATACAAGCCTTATCAAATTGTTGCTTTTCTACAAGATAATCAAGTAAATTTTGTAATTGTTCTTCCTCTAAGACAGTTTTTACCATAACTTTTTCATTTACCGGATTTTCTATTTTTCTAACAATCGGACGATAATTTTCAAATTCATCATCCAACATATTTTCAACATAATTAGAAAGTGATGAGAGAGTGGATTTTACTCGTCTCATTCTAGCAGGACTCCATTTCCATTCCGTTAAACAGTAACTTTGATATTTTGAAATATCTCTCTTAGACAATTCTACAAAAAATTTGTTGTTGCAATGCTGTAACAAATATACCCAAAATATTTTTAGGTCATTCTTATACTGATCGATCGTTGATCCTGCTCTATCAACCGATCGGAGATAATCAAGAAAATCATTTCCTAAATCTATATTCTCTGGATTAACCTGAGCTAATAATTCATTTGTTACAATACTATTGCGTTGTACTTTTCTACCTGCTATTTTTCTCACTTCCTTCCAAAATAACAAGAAGCAGAATAGTATGACTAAACTGCTTCTTTATAAAATTTATTCTTTTTAGCATAATTCACGCTGCATTCATTTTTAAAATTTGGCTCATAACCAAACCAATATTATATAAATTACTGTTTGAATCAGATAATCGGATAAAAGTACATTTTAATTCATTCTCAATATTCTTTTGACGAAGTTCTTGATTTTCATATGTATAATACTTATGATCGCCTTCATCATATTCTATTGCTAATTTTAAACTCGGTATATAATAATCTATGCGATATGATAAAATAGGATATTGTCGTATGCCTTTTATGTCCATTCCGCAAAGAACTTGTTCTAATTCATCAATAAAATATATTTCTGGTCTATTATATAAAATAATATCCACCTCTTTATCTGTATGGTCTTTAAACCATAATAGCAAGGAGGATTTATTTTCATAATTTCTTAAATTATCCATAAATAATTTAATGCCTTTTAGCGTACAAATATATAATTTATTTTTCTTACCACTTTTATCTTTGTATGTAGAATCAATGAAATATTCTTGTTTATCTAAATTTCGTTGTTGCAGTAAATCAATAAGACTTTTTGTTTTCCTATCTTTTGTACCGTTTATTTTTTCCAAAACCTTATAGTGTTTTATACCTAGCATTTCTGCTATTTCAAGTGTTGTTAATTTGTCAGAAGTATCTATCGTTAATTTCTCCTTGTGATAATATCATAAAAAAAGGAATTAACGCTGTCTCACGACATGAACCTTTTCACCAATAGAGATGAGATAGGAGAGCATTAACCATCCTATATTACTCATTATCAAGTTATCCACCCTTCTCTAATCATTTATTCTCTGCATTCGTTTGCAGAAAATTGTAAACAGGAAGCCAGGGATTCGAACCCTGATTAACAGTTTTGGAGACTGTCGTGTTACCAATTACACTAACGACCTGTATTTGAGTGCGTAAGCTGCAGTCTTACGCACTCAACAAAATTATAAATAAAAACTTTTCAAAATCTCAGATAAACGATTCTTATCAACCTGTTCAGATGACCAATATGAAATAGAACTATATCCATTCTTATCATGCTTGCTACATGTAAATCCCTGTCCATCATCAGAGAAATCTACATCCATAGAATCGTCATGACAATTCAACTCCTGATCAGATTCACCACTAGATTCTTCTTCCGTGATTTCAAATTCATATTTCATATCCGATTCAAAATATTTAACGCATTTAGAATTTGCATTTTCATCAAAAAATACAAATTTTGGAGATAGCATACAATATCTTCCGTCCAATTTTAGCTTCTCGCAAAATATTTCATCACACACAATACTGATAACATATTCGTCTTCATAGTTATCCCACTCAGGATCTGCTAACTCAACAAATTTTAGATCATAATCGTAAAATACCAATTCTCTCAAAATTTCTTTTGCATGATCATATTTAGCAACAAAACTTACGTGTCGATCACAATCATGTAGTAGCTCATAAGTCTCGACAACTACTTCGACTAATTCTTCGATACTTTTGCATTTTAGTGTATGCATATAATCACCACCGATCTATTAGAGAACAGCCTCTTTAAGAGCAGTAGCTGCCTTGAATTTCGGTGCTTTATGAGCAGCAACCATAATTGTTTCACCAGTCTGAGGATTGCGTCTCTTAGATTCTGCCTTTTCTACAACCTCAAATTTTCCAAATCCTGCGATATTTACAGATTCTCCATCAGCCATTGCATCTTTGATGGTAACGAAAACAGCATCTACATATTTTGCTGCATCTTTCTGGGTTACTTCTAGGTTTGCTGCTACGGTTTTAAAAATATCTTGTTTGTTCATCATTTTAATATTCTCCTTTTTGTTCAAATAAATTTTGCACTTATGAAGTGCTTGTCTAATTTTTTATAATATGTTATTCTTTATAAGTACGGAGCATCTTCCGTATTCTTGGACTGCCGGTTTTTCCAATGATAGAAAGTTTATCAACGGAAGGCAGGTGATTTAGTATGGCGATGTTTTATTCACCAGAAACACCAGTGCATGTCAATAGCTACTCACGTTTCCGTTATAATAAATGGGAACGAGTGAGACAGTATTGGCGGCACGAACGTAACCGTTAGGTTATGATACCTGCATCCTGATGACAGGATTGAATTCTCTGATAAAGTTCACTTCTAGAAATCGAGATAGCCGTCAGTCCTTCTTCTGTATTGTTTTAGTCATCGGCTTTTCCCGAGTTTTATACGTTTTGTTGTATAACAACGGAAAGGCAGGAATTCTAGGTAGCCGATGACCTTCTTTATATGTAAGTACAGACGTATCTGTACTTATTTTTAGTTTAATTCAACAGGATAAAAAGCCTGTACCCCTTTATCTGTACAAATACATACCATCTGAGATGGTTTTCCTGTTAATCTTTTTTCCACAGTGTGCTGATCTCCACATCCAGCTAAAGATCCACCTCGAATCATTTTTACTCCATTCACTTCATCAAGAGCACACGTATGTAAATGTCCATATAACACAGCGTATGGAATGTATCCAATCGCCAGACACAAATTTTGTACACCAGATTTCCCAAATGGATCAAAATCACCATGCACACCAACATATGTTTTCCCACGGATAGATATATCAACAATTCCCGAATCGAGATTTCTTGTCAAAATATGAAAATTATTGATATGCTGTAAAGATAAATCAACTGCCCAACTAATCAAATCATCTAACCGTTCGTCATGAATTGCATCTTCTTTTCTATCAATTCTTGTATGGTTTCCAGACACGTTTGTCATGAATACGACTTTAAAATATTTGGTCAACTCATAACAAAATGAAGAGATGAGTTCCGTTGCAATTTTAATCTGTTCAATTACATTTTCACGATTAGTTACTTGGATTGTTTTATGAATATTTCCTGATATGAGATCTCCTTGTAGAGATACATAACACCTTTCAGAATTATGTAGTTTTTGGATAGAAATGATGTTATCTAATAATTGTTGCATTCTGTCTTTAGCAATATCAGTATTATATTCTCCAAAGAATGAATGAAATGTCTGACCGATATGTAAATCACTTAAAATTACAAGCATATCATTATCAGATGATATAGAAACGTCATTATGTTTAGAAAAATTTACTTTTCCAAGATCGCTCAATTGTTTTTCTAATAGATCTAATTTTTGCTCAATTCTAGCATCAATATAATTTTGCTTTTGCCAAGCGTTTCTTTCATCTCTAAATTGAATTTTTAATCGCTCTAACTCTCTTTGCGCGATCCGGATATCCTGCAACTGTTTATCAGAATCAACAAACATATCACGATTTGCATTCAGCATTCGATCAAATGTCGCTTTGTCCTTCCGAAATTTTGATTCTCCATAATGAGTTCCAAGTAACTCATTAAGTACATCAGCTACATCATTCCAGGAACCGATTATATCCTTATCTTTAGTAACTCTATATATAAGTTGATCATCTGTTTCACCAGGTAATCTTGTATAGGAAGTAATAGTAGATCACTCCCTTCTTACTCAACATCAACTGGTTCATCCAGTTCTTCCTCGTCCTTGACCTTAATATTAATTTCTACTGGTAGGTCTGCGAAGTCACGTAGAAGAGTAGAAAGTTGCTTATCTTCTCCATCAACATTAATTACCATTGTCTGTGGATTTAAAATACCAGTAACTTTCATTGAAGTTGTCGATGTTTTCTTATAAGTAAATGCTGCCATATCGTATAATTCTCCTTTTAATCCTAAAAATTTGTATAAAAAATAGAAGAGTAGTAAACTCTTCCTTAAATAATTTCATCTAAACTTGTGATAATTTTATCAGCAACACCATATTTAATAGCTTCTTTCGCAGATAAATACCAGTCATTTTCAAAGTTTACGTTAAAGATATCTTCTGGAATTTTTGTCCTAGATAAAACAAAGTCTCCAAGTTCTTCGATTTGTCGTTGATAATTTAAAATTGCTGCGACTACATCATTATATGTTCCAGCAAATTGACCAGCTCCCTTATGGATGAGAAATTCTGCCGTTGGAAATGTAAAACGCTCATGACATGCTAAATAAATAAAGCATCCACTTGATGCAGCCATACCAACATTGATTCCAATAACTTTTGTTTGACTTAGTTGAATTGTATCAACTAAACAGTTATTTACCTCTAAATCGCCACCAGGACTAAAGAATATTACTTTAATTGGCTTACGTTCTTCTACTGGAATATTATTTTTTCTTATCTTCCGAATTCCACTGCATAATCATCTTTGCATATTCCAAAGTCATGGTTGTAATTTCATCATTAATCCAAATAATTCTATCATCGTAATTTTTATAAAATTGTAATAGCGTAGGATCTGGCAACTGTAAATTTTCTACATTACTTGGAATTGCAATGTCTAAATATGTTGCTTCTAATTTTTTCTTGTGTTCCTTTTTCTCCATTGGCAATATGCCTCGTGCTTTCATAATATTTCCTTTTGAAAGGATTTTATAATTTAATTTTCGTTCCTTTATTTGTGATAATAACTCTTGTTGTTCTAAGTGCATCAGAAATTGCGATTTCCAAATCTTCTTTAAATTCAAATCGAGCTTGCTGATCACCATGTACCAAATAAATCTTTTCTGCGTTAATTCCCTTATAATAATTTAAAAGATCATTTCGTTGCATATGACTTGAATACGAATGTAAATCTACAAGCTGACACTTATTCTTATACGGTTTTCCGTTAATATTTATTGTTTTTTGCTCTCGTCCATTCTTTATCTTTCCAGCTAAAGTATCGCCTCCAGCGAATCCGACAAACAAAATACAATCATTTTCTTTTGGCAAAATATCTTGAACCCATTTAACTGAACGACCTGCACACAACATACCAGAACTAGCTAAAATAACTTTTGCTGATTTATCAGCAATGGCTGCTTTACTGTCTTCTGGAGTAATTATTCTTCGCAAATTTTTCCATTGCATCATTTCATCAAATTTTTCTTTTCTGTCACCTTCGAGTATAGAAGAGTAGCACTCAAGAAGACGATTTGATAATGGGCTGTCTAATATAATTGGAATATTAAAAGATGGATCATGTCCAAAGAGCTGATATAATTCCCAAATAATAAATGGGAATCTATCCAAAGAAAATGTAGGAATAAGAACACGATGATGATTATCTACACAATATTGATCAATAACCGTTTTCATTTTTTGACGGTCTAATTCAATATCTTTCTTTTTCATAGAGCCTTTTCGTCTTCCGTAAGTGCATTCTCCAATAACAATTTGTGCAGAATTTACTCTTTGAAATGGTTCTACAAAAACTTTTCTGTCTTCGATCATTGTATTACCAAGATCAGATGTAAACAAAATTTTTCTAGTATGAGATCCACCATTGATAAATAATTCTGTTTGACATGAACAAAGAATATGTCCAGCTGGAGTATAGCGAATAGCTATATTTTCGTCTAAGTTGAAAATTTCTCCACAATCATATTCTTCAATATGTTTTAAAGCAATTTCTACTTCGTGTTCAGTATATAATGGAGTATAACTATGATCACCTTTATAATTTAGAGAGTCTACATCTCTTTGATTAATCCAGGCGCAATCTAACCACATTTCACGAAGAATAGAGGAGCTATGTTTTGGGACTATAATTCTTACTTTAGTATTTCCTCTTGCAAAAAGCATAGGAATAAGACCAATGTGATCACAATGATTATGTCCAACGATAACCATATATACAGTTTTGCTTTTGATTTTATTAAACAATGCACAATTGGCTTTGTAATTTTCTAAGACTGTATTATTATCCTGGATCATTCCCAATTCAAACAGAATTGTATGATCATAACAATCTATTTTTGTACAACTTCCAGTTACTCCTTCAGCATTGCCTCCAATAACCTCAAGAGCAATCTCTTTCTTTTTCTTAGCGATGGCTCCAAACCACCTTTCTCATTAAATTTCGCATTAGCGATGATATAATTTTTTTCTATAATTTTCGAGTAGTCTCATATTATGAGGAGTCTCACACAAATAGAATTTTTTACGTTTATGACATGATTCCGAATGGGATACGCCGCCTTCCGCATAAGGAACTCCATGCTTTACTAAATATTCTTTCTCTTGTTTAGTAATGAGTACTATATTAATACACACCTTTCGTTTTAAATTTCTTTGTATTTACCACAAAGATAAATAGTTGGGGTGGTAGGACTCGAACCCACGACCGTTCGGATATAAGCCGAATGCTCTAACCAACTGAGCTACACCGCAATGATGCTACATAAGTAGCAAAATAAGTACGCTGAGATTAAACGTATCTTCGGAAACCTTTACCGACATTATTTTTTTCTTCGGTTATCCACTATATGTTGCTTGCGCACACATATAGTATCTTCCACAACCGCCTTTTGAGAAGAGGCTTATCTTCTTACCATGCAATTACTCAAGAATCATCCTTCCGTTGACGTTGCCACGCCACAAATTTCCGCTAAGAAAACCGTGCAGAATCCACTTAACACATCCAGATGTTGCGCATCTTTCAGTGTGTGTATTACCTCCAAAGAGATTACACATTTTGGCTGCTTACATTGCATGAAGATGCAGACTTTCGCTTTATAATTTGTTTGCCTTTTGCATCAAACCAATTTTTATATTCTTCCTGAATATACTAATTAATAGAAACGAAATTGAATACAGAAGACGCGCTGCACCAGATGTTTCGTTATCTTTTGGATAACAAAATCCATCACGCCTTCGTAGCTTTCGGTTATAATCCCTACTCGCATCCTGCATAAGCTAATTTGGCATCTCTACCAATTCACTTACCCAAATGGACATCGCACTTGTCTAATAAGGACTCGCACTATATATCCTCCTAATTCCCCATTATATCTTCATAGGTTCGCGTGAACTATTCTGTTGCGCAGAAAAATGATTCTCAGCGGTTGCCCCTGAATCACCTTGTTGCTCCCTATTTCCTGACACTATTTCCGCATAGGATTTACTCGTTTTACCGACGCGAAACAGCACCTTTTGAGTGCCTGGGATGTTAGTTTTGCATAGATTGACCAATTTTCATGGCGACGAGTTGTAAATTCGCCTTTAATACGCTCACACGCATCTATCTGTGCTATGCCACGAGTTGCGGGACTACGAGTCGAACGTAGCTTTAGAGAATATGAATCTCTCGTGGAACCGATCCAGCATATCCCGCGATAATACTGGCAAACTATTATATCTGCCAGTAAAAAATAAAACATAAAAGAAAGAGGAGATAATTATGAAATTAACATAAAGAATTAACCTTTTGAAAGGGCGGCAGAGAGTAACCGCCCGTTGAATAGACTACAGGTTTTGTTTCTTCCGGTATAGCCAGAAATAAAAAAATGATTATTTATTCCCTTCAAAGAAAAACAATTTTTTTTGAAAAAGAAACAAAAATCCCAACAAAATTAGGCATTTTTCATACTGTCAGCTTCGAACATTTTATGGTTTCTCAATTTCTTCATACGATCTTTTGCTTTTTCTCGATCAATTTCTTCGGCACACTTACTACAATAAATCCTATTTGGTGCAGTCATTTTAACTCTTTTTCCACATGATGGATTTGCACATTGTCTATATCCTTTTTTAAAGTTACCGATATATTGATTCCCTAAATTAGAAAATTCTTTTATCTTATATACCACATTATCAGATTCAGCTAAATTAACTCTAATATTCAGGTTATCTATTTGTTTACCAAAATAAATATAACCATTTTTATATAACTCATGAAGCAGTTCGTTTTTTTTATCCGACGTAAGAGTAATATTTGCCAATTTAAAAATTTCAGACAATCCTCTAAGATCCTTTTTATTAATCCATCCATCAGAATCCATATAACGAGCTACGGCATATAAAGTAAACATAAATTTCTTTTGTCTGTCATTAGGAAGTGAGTTAATAAGATCAATTTCTTCTTGATAAATTGGAACATATTTTAATTCTCTGAGTTGTTTGTCCTTTTCGTTAATTTCTTCCTTTTTATTTGACTTTTTATCTTTCTCGTTATCATAAAAAATATCACATACTTTCTCAATTTTGCGAATCCATTTATATTCCTGATAGCCATAAATCATCATATCAGAAATCTTATTTGTAACGATTTCAACTAACTGTTCTTTTTCTATATTTTCATTGTTAATATAATAATATTTTGCTGTTAAAACAATCAAATAGCCAATAGATAGATCTTCTGGCTTCTTTTTTGAAGCCAGAACAGATCTAATATAATCCTTCTCATTCAGTATATACATTTTCATTCTCCATTTCTTCCAAACGTTTAATAAGCAAGTCACCAATACAGTCCCAACAAAACTGTCGATTTCCCTTATAACCATAGGTGATATCAAGGATAATATTCATGCGCTCTTCATCATTTGGGCAAAGTTCAATAGCCGCTTGCCTAAATTTTTCGCATAAATATTTTCTGTTATTATTTGATTGTTCTTTGTCGGAAGACCTGTTTGCTTTATACTCCTTAATACATTCACGATACTCTTGTTCAAGATCATGTAAAGCTTTCCGATGTTCTTCTGTACATCGACGTTTAACTTTTAAACGATTGTAATCAAAAGTAGAATCATGATGTAATTGTGATTTATATCCGTCTAATTGACTTTCAACATACCAGCAGATTTTATTCATTGCACAAGCTCCAATGCCAACCGGCATTTTATACTCATACCAAAATAAAAAATCTTTTTGTTCGTCAGTTAAATTATCCTTTTTACTATATAAATCTTGAATACTGCAATCATATAATGCAGCGCATTTTATCTCGCTTTCCTTGATATAGTTCTTATACTTACGTTTAATCTCATCATAAATATAGATCATAAAATACGGTTTTCGATAAGCACAAATTGATTGTAAATAATGATTATCTTTACAAGCACCAAGATTATACCAATATTTTGCCATTGGCTTTGCAATAATTCCTTTGATTTTATCCAATTCATCCTGTTGGTGAAGCTGTCCACATTCAATACGATATAATAAATCATTATATTCATTAGACCCCTCTTCAAATCGTGACAAAACTTCGATCATCGAAGTAACACGGTTTGTAATCTGTCCAACCTGATTTCCCATGCCGTTTTTATTTGTTTTTTTGACTTCTTTTTCATTAATAATAATCTTATTGGCTTTTCTTTGAACACATTCAATTGCTAATAGTTTTCTAAAACAACGAAGTAAGACTTTATTATTGGTTGAATATAAAAGATCGCCATCCCAATCACAACCGTTTTCCGCCACACAAAAAGAATCCCATGCATTGATAATCATAATAGTATCCATATACTGATACCAATACAAACACTCTTCATTTGAAATTACATTGCATTTTCGAATATTATTGTGAGAAGTCATTGGACTTCGAAAGATAACTACAGAATCTACAGATTTGTCAATCCAGAATTTTGAGTAGCATTGATCAGCTTTTAATAAGCCAGTTATTTCTAGGCCACAAATTGATTGCATTAACGCAAACGGATCACCACTAGCAATTTGATAATTACCATTTACAATTAATTTACCAATTTTTGCATCATTTATTTTCTTCTTAATATACCTATGAGTTGAATCGATAATATACGGATCGCCAAGCATATATTGGCTTGTATATAATGCACGTTGCCATGAATTCACGTCTGTATTTTCATTAATTCCAAGAAATTTAATAGTGGATTCGTAGTCTCCACACATCGCATCTTTTAAATGCTGAATGGTAGGATTACACAATTCTTTAATATCATCATCAGTGAATTCATAAGACTGTAAATATTGATAATTTAATTCACGTTCTTCATCTAAGATATGAGGAGAAATTTTCGTAACTGCAAATTCATATCCACACTCTCTATATGCTGCAATATATTCGTCAATACTTTCATATGCCGACCATAATTTCAATGAAGATTCCGTGAGAATCATTTCACACTCTCGAATGTCCTGCACATTACCCCAAATATCCTTGATAAAATAATTCCCACCATTATATTTTTCAATAAACTCTATAATTGGGAAAGGATAGAGCATACCTTTTAACCAGGCATTTCGCAAACATACACCTGCAGGAGTATAATCTAATCCAAGAGATTCAGCAACTCTTTGCATGTATCCAATAGTACATAAATTAAACCCATCAGACACTGTATTTTCCATTACTTTATGTTTTTTTTCACGAATTGGCTCACCGTCTCCAACTCCACTATCGAGAGAAATTACATCATCTTCGTATTGAGTAATGCAATCTTTTACAACTAAAATTCCATGTGGTTCGCAAATTGGCTGCGATGCAGAGCAAGTTAACGCTTTATATGCTTCATATTTTGCTGGAACTAATGGCACTTCTTTGTTTCGCCTACACTCACATAATTCATTTAGTTTATCTATGTATTCCGAATTACAAAATAGAAGAGTATTATTCTTCAAACCACCTGTTGTTCCAACAAAACGTCTATAATTTATACCATTTACAGTAACACCTTTTCTGTTTGTCGCTCTTGCAAAATCTGTTTTCTGATCAATAACGACTTGCATAAAAAGTTTCGAAAAATCACATTTCCATTTTGCTTTCTTCATGATTTTCTTTGCCATAATTCGAAATTGCTGACCTTCAAATAATGAAACAGATTCTTGGTATTTAAATGCTTCTTTTTTATCAATATTCAAATTCCATTTAGAATATTTTAATTTATCTGTTCCAATTTTAAAAATCTCATACTGAGGTACATTAATACCTGCCATATATTTTTTATTCCTCCAAAATCTTATATTCTCCATCGCCAACACAGACAATAATTCCATACTGATGTAGCTCTAAATCATTAAACATGCCACCAACTTGAAGATAGTCTTCAGAAATGTTTTTCAATTTAATACAATGAATTTCACCATCATATTTAATTGCACCAAGCATTTCATTCTTTTCATTGATTGCAAAAGCAACACAATAATTGCAATCTTGAGTATCTACAAGCTCATAACAAAAATCATAGATGTCATCATCACTTTCAAGTAAAACATTCATCTTCTCACCACATCCGCATTCACAAACTGGCGCACATAACATGTTATATTCAGGATCTAATCCAAAATCATTAAGTTTAAAATTTTTAAAATTCCATACAAAATCTATAATATTTGTATTAATATTCATACTAAATCCTCCTGTGTTACACATTCATAAGCAAAGCCTTCATTTGTAGTATAATAAATGTGTTTTATGCCTAAATCCTTGATGGCAGCCATACATGACGGACATGGCCTAGACATACCATAAGGTTTATCATTTCGTTTTCGATATATATATAATTTTACTTTGGAAAAATCTATATCCAGATGTCGGATGGAATTGATACAGCTAATTTCCGCATGTATTTTAGGAAGAAGTGTTTCCTGATCAACGTCAGTATTTCTATATTTGTTATAATATTTCTGTACTGGATGAGTTTTATTAGTATTACAACCAATACCAACAATATTTCCTTTGTATACTGCCACACAACCGATATGTACGTTTTTATAATCAGAAATATCTGCAGCCTGTCTCGCTTTAGATAAATATCTACGATCAGTTTTAGTAAACAAACTCATCCACTTCCTTTACTGTGGACTGCTTTGCTTTTAATTTTTGTGTTTGAATAATATTTCTTCGACACTGTTCATCAATTTTTCTGTCTGCAATAATCTTTTCTGCGAAGTGCGATCCATGTGATAGGGTAGTAGAATTCGGATATGGAGAAAATTCTGTCAACTGAATTACTCCTCCAAATCTTGTATTATCTCTTAAACTTCTGGTGCAAAATCTTGTGTTCTCTTTCATAATTAGTATCTCCTTTGATTTTCATAATTTTTAAATACATTTTTATCACTCCTTGACTATAGGGATGATTAATAGTTCCTAATTTTATATTCTCTAAACATTCATCAACATTTCATCTTTTTAACGCTATCTCCAAGTTCATCAATAAACGGACTAGGAGTCATAAGATTATCATTGTATGATGCAGTAGAAGAGAGATATAATTCATTCTCTGCTCTTGTAATTCCGACATATAATAACCTGCGTTCATCATCGAGATTGTCACTTTTTGCATGTGGGAGCAGTCCATCATTCAATCCAACAATGAACACGATTGGATATTCCAAACCTTTTGCTCTATGAATTGTTGAGAGATGTACTTTATCATTATTCTCCATTGCAACTTGTCTATTGATGTCATCTAAGTACAACATAAACTCGTTTAAATCAAAATACTTGTCTGCAATACTCTGAAAAGTATCCATATTTTCAATCTGTTCCGAGAATCCACCATCATCAGCCTGTTTACCCTTGCTAACAAAATCATCGATTTTAAGATAGAATCTCAAATATTCAATCATCTTACCAACCGACTCGAATTTTCTGTTCTGTAGTGTATTAATAACTTCATATAATTGATCAATTCCGTTTTTGAAACGCCAATTTCTGCGATCAATCGTAAACATTGCATTGTATAAAGAAGTGTTTTTCCTCGTAGCATTTTCCTTGACTTCAGCGAAAAATTTCTGATCTAACCAACGATTTGGTTTATTATACACATACGAAAATGCTGAATTATCTCCTTCGTGCAATGCCAATTTAAGATAGGAGATCAGTAACTTAATCTCTGGTAGTTCCGTAAACATGACCCCATTAACAACGTCATATGGAATCATATTTTTAGACATGACAGTTTGCAATATTGTCAACTGGGCATTAGTCCTTGCTAGAACAGCCATATCTCTATACTCATTGTTCTCTCTTTTCTCTGTGATCTTTTTACAAATCCAAGAGGCTTCATCATATTCGCTTACAAATTTTCTGTATTCAGGGAGCTGATTTGTTCCTTTAGAAGCAATACTTTCTACGTAATTCTTATCCTTACTATCAGGAATATGCTGTGCTAACATATTCGCCATGCGTACAATATCTGTACTACATCTGTAATTCGTATTTAAATGGACGATTTTCACATCAGAATAATTCTGATCAAACTGCATAATGTATTCACTTCGCCCACCACGAAAAGAATAGATTGCCTGTAAAGGATCACCTACAATCATAGTGTTTTTATTATTAATTCTTTTAAGAAGAAGAGACTGTGCCATAGACACATCCTGAAACTCATCTGATAACACGTAAAGATATTTATTCTGATAAAATTTTAAAATATCTGGGAATTTGTCAAAACACTGATTTGCCATATTCAGGAAATCATCAAATTCAATATAGGACTTATCCTTTTTATAATCTTCGTACATTTTATAAATCTTTTTCATCCGATCATCAGGATACGGATCGTCATCTGAATAAATCAAACTATCTGTTGACCCTAACATATTTGTCTTTTGAATTCCCAAAAATCTCAGTATTCCATTATAAGGAACATCATCTTTATTCCTACATAATCCAAGTAAATCACAACAAATTTCTTTCAGTGCTTTTTCTTTTTCCCAAGATGCAGTCCATACCTTGTATTTTCCGTATCCATATGTAGAAGTAATAATTTTAAGAGCGAGAGAGTGAAAAGTTTCTACATTTACATTAGCTACTCCAAGCTTTCCCAATCTCTGCTCAATGCTTTCTTTTGCCTTTTTACTGAACGTGACAGCCAAAATAGTAGTTGGATCAATTCCATAATTCTTAACCATGTTTAAAATTCTATATGTAAGTACAGATGTCTTTCCAGATCCAGCTGCAGCAATGACAACCATATTTCCGTCTATGGTGTGAATGGCTTCTTTTTGGTTTGTATTAAATTCCATTTTTATATCTCCTTTGCTAATTAATTTGAAGCGTGTATTCATCTTCAACTTTACGTTTATTAATTCTCTTCCCAAGATATTCAGTTTCATTGTTTATTGTCATTTCGCACAATCCCTTAAAACACAGGAAATAATCATCTTTACTTTCATAGATCGTATATTTTCGAGGTGATTTATCAAAACGTTTTTGGGCATTGCCAATAATCATCTCTGTGAAAGTATCATTAAATTTTTTGATAATATTGGATTGATGTGGGAATTGATTTAGAACAAAACTACATTTGTCAAGATCGATGTAATAAGCTTCATATGACTTATAGACAAGTTTGATTTTGCGTTTATATAATTCATCTTTGAGGGCTTCATTAAATCGTTGTGATTTTTTGCTGTAATATCTTTCTGATGCATTTGTGATATTTGCTTTTTCATCAGCAACCTTAATACAAGCAGCATAAAAATCCATATCCTCTTTAGACGCTTCTCTAGTTTCCAATTTAATATTTGCATGAACAACTCCATCTGAATCGATTTCAACCATCTCGTCGGATACTTCAGAAGTGATCTTGTACACATCACGCCAGATGATAAGACCTGCGGATTTAAGATAATCCAGAGCATTCATAATATAATACTCAATCATATCATCTGATTTATTATAAAATTCATTAATAGTATCCAATTCGTATTTAATAGCTCTGCTAGTTTCCTCTTTATTATATTTACAGAGATTATAATTTTGATTAACCATATTAATTTCTCTGGCCCATTTACCAAGCGTGATATCAATTTTTCGATTCTGATCATGTCCATTAATAATTTTTTCCAGTAATAGTGGAACAATATATTGATATAGAGAAGTGTTCATCTTCTTAAAATTGGCTGGTAAGATATATGGATAAACTTCTGTAATTTCATATTCTCTTTTACCAAGATCAACAATTTTACAGTATCTGGACATTTTTTCCAAAAGAGTCCTTTTGTTCTTTGTTAGGAGTTTACCATTTTTGATGTACGACTCCTTAACAGCAGGGCTTGCATACTTGTTTACGAGATCAATTTCTTTAATTTTCCCTTGTTTTACAACCATTTTTTCCATTTTTTGATTTTTCCTCCTTTAAAATTCCCTTATTTTTTCTGGAAAAAGTTCCTCTCAAAAACGGGTACCAAAAGTTCCTAATATATAATATATATAGGGAAGAAATGGTACCCGCATTTCACCCAGTATTTATAAGCAAAAAAATGCTCTATTTTATAATCTGTTTATAATTGGTTAATGAATACTTTATAATTGTATTAGTACCTGGTGGCTGCTTTAGCAGACGCC